ATGCGAACTGCTGGCTGTTGAACCACTTGGTGTTCATGATCTCGATCATGGCCGGTTCAAGCTGGTCGTAATGCGGGTATTTTAGACTGCCGGTTTCGTCGGTGTCGGATTTAAATTCCTGAACCGTCTGCTCCAGCGTCTGAACAGCTTTCTGTTCACGGGACTGCCGTTCGCCGTAATAGAGCCGTTCAAGCTTTTCACGGCGCTGCCTTTCCTGTTGCAACTGCTGCTGCAACGGTTCAACCTGGCCTTGCATTTTGGCCTGTAGTTGCTGGAAGTAGGGATCGTCAGCAAAGTCATCTTCGGGCGCTTCTTGGGCTTGGCCCGCGTCCTGTGACTGTTGCTGCGAGAAGGCTTGCTCGGGACTGATCTGAAGGTGCTGCAAAGCGGCGCGGACAAGACCGGCTGGATCGCGTGAGTTTTGCAGGAAGCCCGCAAGATAGCGGTCTGGCGCTTGGGTGGCTATCCGGTTAAGCTGAAGGAAGTATCCCACAGCATCGGATTCGCTCATCCCCGCCGCCTGCAACTGTTGGCGATCGGCATCGGTGAATTGCCCGCGCACACTTTCAGCGAAGTTGCGATGGTCCGCCGCTTCCTTTGCTTTTTCAGTGTAGCGCTTATTGAACGCGCGTTCCCGCTCAATGACAAACCGCTTGGCCTCATCATCAAGCTCGGGAAAGCGCTCCTTCAGCTCCTTTGGCAAATCGCGCGGCGCGTCAAGCTGTGCCGGTTCATCGGCAGGCTCATCGACGGCCGGTTCGCCTTCGGAGTCTGAAGGTGAGGCATTATCAGACAGGTCATCTGCTTCAGCCTCAAGCTCCTGACCCGTCGGGGCGTCCCCCTTTGGCTCAGGTTGTGACGGTGCCTCGTTCGGCTCGGCCGGTGCCTCGGAAACGCCGTCAGATTCGGATTCGGATTGCGCGAGCGCGTTCGCGATGATGTCGTTGGTCTTCTGCGCGGCTTCGCCGTCGCGATCAATCCGGTTTAACTGTTGGTTCACACCAGCCTCTTTCGAGTTTTGCGTTTTGACGGATGCGCTCCCACTTGGCCTCGTTTTCGGCCACGATATTGCCCTGGTCGAACCCGCACTGCTTCACGCCGTGCTTTTGTTCGTAGGCTTTGAGCTGGGAGCGTGAGGTGATCAGTTCAGGCTCTTTGCCTGCTTCGGCGACAAACTCGCCAATGTCATTCATAACCGTTGGCGATGCGACGGAGCCTCGCTTGGGCGGCGTGTCGATAGAGTAGCTGTGCCGGTAGACCCTGCGGCCCTGGCCGCGCTTCGACTTGTCGAGAAAGTCGAGTTTCAAACCGGATAGCGAGTGGACTGCCATTGCGTTACCCATGAAAAAACCCGCTCTGAGGCGGGCTGTCGTGGTCAGGTTGTGGTGTTAGATCAGGCCGCGACGCGCGCGCCTTCATCGTCCTGCATCTCAAGCTGGCGGCGCTTGAGTTCGTAATCGAGAAGCGATGACAGGTTCTCCAGCGTCATCTCTTCGCGCTTCAGGCCGTGCTCGTAGGATCGCGCGACCAGATCGAGCTGTTTCGCGGACATATCAAGCTGCTGCTGGTTGCGCTGCATGGCAAGGTCCGCAACCCTGGACTGACGGGCTAGTTGCTGATCCTGCGCCTTTGCCGCCATGTCCATCTGGCGCTCCTGCTGCTTCGCCGCGAATTCGGACTGCTTCATTTGCATATCCTGCTTCGCCCTCGCCTGATCCAGTTGGAAGCGCGCTTGCTCCAGCTTCAGCTTGGCCTTGTCGCGCTCGACTTGCGGATCGGCTTGCTGCTGCTGTGGAGCCTTCGCCATCTGCTCGAACGCTTCTTCAAGCGATTCCTCCAGGCCACGGCCGACCTTGAACGCGCGATGCCCAAACAGCGCCAGTTCCTTGCCATATGCGGCCATCGCCGCGTTGCCCTGCATGGCAGGCACGATCTCGCCGAGCATCTGAAGCATGTTCTGCACGAACGCGACGCGCTGCTTCTTCTCTTCCTCGGTCTGCTCAAACGCAGTGATGTCGGTTTCTACGTCGATCTTGTTGTTGCGCCGGTCATCCGAGCGAAGGATGCGCTCGATATCCTCCCACGGCACCGCGTCGGCGACTTCTTGAAGCTGCTCGATCTGCTCTTGCGGCGTGGCGGCAAGCTGCTGGAGCACCTGCATCTGCTGTTGCTGCTGAAACGCCTGCATCCCGCCTTGTGCGGGCATCTGGCCGTTTTGCGGGGTAAACTGCGCAACTTGGCCCATTTGCCCCTGAGCGCCGCCCTGAGCGGCTTGTGCCTGCATCTGCTGGGCCTGCTGCCTGGCCTGATTGATCCGCTGAAGCTGCTGTTTCGCGCCTTCAACCTGCTCGCGCGGCGGTAGCAGAATGCCGGACATTTCCTGCAACTGATCGCGCTCGAAATATTCCGCGATGATCTCGGCTTTCATGCGGATGGATTCCTTGACCCAGCGTTCAACCTCCATCTGCCGCTTGCGAAGCCGCTGTGAGCCGAACTGCGCCTTGAGCTGCTGCGCACCAAGCGTTTCGTTCGGGTTCGACGAGCCGCGCATGATGTCGGCAATGCCCATCACCTCGTAGATGGACTGCATGATCTGCATGGCGCGCTGGGTAAGCTGGTCAATGGCCTGACCAATCGGAGCAAGATCACGTGTTTGGAAGTACTGGCGCAATCCGCCAGACTGCATCAGCTTGGTGAAGTCCTTGATCGGGATAAATTCCCCATCATTGAGATAACCAAGGTTTTGCAGTGTTTCTTCGGCCTCGGCTGGATACACGCCGCAATAGCGCATCTTCTCGACAAGCTGATAAATGCGCGTGTTGATGCGGTTCAACTCATCGGCTTGGTCCTGATAAAGCGCATAATCCGGCGTCGGGATCAGGCTGTCGGTCTGATGCGATCCAAGAAGCGGCTCCGGGCACGGGAAAAAGCCCTCAAGCCGGTAGGGATCGTCATCGCGCTTAAGGATACGGTGGACGCCCTGCATCACGTAGATGCGCTGGCGGGACTTCTTGTCCCAAATCTCCCAAGCCACGGCGCGGTAGAAATCCGCTTGGTCGTGCTTGTCATCAAAGGTCTGCCCTTCAGCCAGAAGCTCGGAATATTCCGCCTCACGCGCAACCTCTTCGCCGAACGCAGACTTAACGCTGTCCTTGTCCATGAGATGACGGCGCGCGACCCACGGCACCTCTTCCCAGCGCCGGCCGGGGCCGTGTACCCACTGATCCCAGCAGACATGCTGAATCTTGGCTTCCTGGTATGTAACTTCGCCGTTCTCGTCCGGCTCGCCCGGCTCGAACTCAAGCCAGACCTGGCCACGTCCGGGAAGGTTGCGATCCTCGATGCCCGCTTCAAACTGCCCATCCGTGTTATAGCGGTTCGCGCACGCGGTCAGAACGCGCTCAAGCACGATAGCAGCCGTGCGCGCCGCCGCATTGTCCTTTCCGGGCTTGGGGAAGGCGCGGCGCACATCCGGATCGCCAAGGCGCGAGAACATCGCTGCATTCAAGACCTGCGTGTTCGACCACAGGATATTGATGCGGCGGTCATCTTCAAGCTGGCGCTGGCTGGCATCCTCGTCCAGATAGTGCTTGCGGATTTTCTCCGCGCGGCCGCGCCACTTCTTTTCGCGCTCTTCGGCGGCCTTGATCTGGTTGAGCCAGTAGCGGGCCTGCTTGCGCTCAGCCGCCGGATCAGTGGCTTCGGCCTCCGGCTCTGACCCAGCGGGCTGGTCCGTGATGCTCACGAAGACGTGCCCTTAGCCAACGTGTGTGGAAAATTCTTTTTTGACCGCCACACATCCTTTCCTGTCGCCTTGGCGATTCTATCATACTCTTGCGGCAACACCTCTTTGAAAAAGGTCTCCATATCAACTTCGCTATGCGACTCAATGTGTTCGTATACATCGGCCATACATTGCATCGCCGCAGCGTCAAGCTGTTCATCAATGGATACATCGTCACGATGTGCGGCAATGCCGACATGATAGGCTTTTCCATCATCACGAACCGCAGTTGCATCCATGACGATCATATATGCGTTACGTTGATCGTCCTTATAAACGTCTGTCACTGGCAAAGGCATCACTTCATGCGCCTTGACAGTGACATATTCAATATTGGCATCTTTACTCATAGTCTCGCGCCTCTGCTGTTATATTTGCGGTCGTGCATGGCGGTCATCTCTCCCAGTGTCGGGGGACGTGTGAAATGTTCGGTTTCTTCAAACTTGGGCGGCGGCGCGGTCTGCATGATCTCGCAGCCATAGGAAAACGCATCGGCTGGATGGCTTGCCCAGTTGTGTTTCGGCTCTTTAAGGAACACTTGCAGATCGGGGTTCCACTCGTATTCCCAAGCCCGCAGCCCCTCCAAACCCTCATCGCAATCATCGGCGTGGAAAGCGCATTTGGCGATGACCGTGCGCGCTGCGTTGATGCGATCAAGCACCGTGGAGCGCTCGACAATGCCGACCTTGTTCAGCCCAAAGAAATCCGAGAACTGCATCAGCGTGGTGTGCTTGGACTGAAACGTCTTCATGCGGGCATCATGCGGCAACCATATCTTGCCGAGCTTCCAGCCGCGCTCTTCGACATACCCGGTAAGCAGCTTGATCCAGTCCTTGGCCTCAAGCCCGTTGTCGCGAAGTTCGGCCAGGACGTTGAATCCGCCGATCTGGCGTTGCCAGAACCACCAAGACGCCGTGTCGCGAAACCCGATATCGCTTGAGATTTCTACAGGAGGCCCGTCCGGGTCATAGGTGACATCGTTTCGGATACGGCTGTCTTTCTCAGCAGCGCTGACCCATCGCCCGAGGATCGCACCTTGCTGCAAGCCGTAGCCGCCTTCCCAAATGTGCTCTGCGGCCTCAGCGTCAATCGACCAGTCGTGCTCCATTTCCCGGCGCAGCACCTCGGGGAACCAGGGATTGTCGCGCCAGTTGATGAGAACCGAGACCGCATCCGGTGGCGGATGCTTGCGGAAGAACTTGTCAACCGGGTCGGTGCGATGGCGCGGGTTCCATGAGAACCACAGTTCCGAGCCGTCCTTGCGGATCGTCGGGCGAAGCAGCTCCAGCGATGTCGCGGAAAGCGTCTGGGCTTCCTCAACCCATGCGATGTCGAAGCCTTCCAGCGACTTGATCGACTCGCTATTGTAGTGTTGCATTCCCCGGAAGATGATGAGCGCGCCGTTGGTGCCGCGTATTTCCGTTTCGTATATCTCGAAATAGTCGTGCAGGCCGAACTTGGCGATCTTGTCAACGAGAAGCTGCTTGACGCTATCCTTGATCGTCTTTTGCACTTCACGGATGCAGACCACGCGCATCGGGTCGGCGTAACAGCGAAGGATGATCTGTTCCGCAAAGAAGTGCGATTTGGCTCCGCCGCGTCCGCCATATGCGCCCTTGTAGCGGCTGGGCTGCAATAGCGGCGCGAGCTTGCGCGGAACCTCAGCCTGTATCTGTGGCTGGGTCAACGATGGTGAACTGGACATTGTGGCGGTGTTCTATGGGCTGCTCTTCGTCACCGCTGTGCAGCACCTTGTCGCCATACTTCTTGGGCTTCAGCTTACCAGCGACCCATTTGCGCGCGTCGATCTTTACGCGGCGGTCCTGCGGGTCAAGGTCTGAATTGTCGGCGATATCGATGATCTCGCTAACGATCGTATCGGCTGCGTCGTCTTTCGCGCGCGCGTATTTCTTAAGGAAATCGGAATTGTCATCCAGCCACTTGTAAACTGTGACGATGCTCGGCATGTCGGGCTGCTTGCAGATGCTATTGAGGGACTGGCCCGCTGCGATCTGCGTGCAAATGAGATCGGCCTTTTTCTCTGTGTAAGTCGAGCGTGAAGCTTTAGCGGTCATGGGAGTCCTCGCTCTTGACCTTCAAGAGATCCATGACATCTTCCACTGCGGCCGTCACTCATCGACTTCGCCGTCGACGGGCGGATTGCTAGTGTCAACAACGGAATCATCCGGGCGATCCTCAAACGCGACCGCGCCTTCCCGTACGACCGGGCCAGCACCGCCCGCGCCGCCCGCTGTATAGGGCAACGGCCCGCCGTCAATGAGGCGATAACCTCTTTGCCGGAACGTCTCGGCATTCCCGCCTTCGGCTTCAGGTGTGGACATGCGAAACGTCGTGCTTCCGTCTGGGTTCTGCTGCATACCGTCGAAGCGGAACGTTTCGCCTCTGCCCAACGCAGCATCAACGTCCGACCCGCTCGCTTTGCGCACTACGCTGGAAGGGCTTACCGTCACAACATCGCCGCGCTCAATGTCTTCGCCAGCGACGAAAACCGGTTCATCGGTGACAAGGTGCTCAATCCCGAACTTATCCTCTTCATAGGGCGAGTCGGATTCATCCCGCCGCTTCAGCTTCGCTGCGATGGCCTGGGCCAGACAGGCTGCGACAGCGCCAACGGCTAGCCCGCTAATGAATGTCATCACCGCTACTTCACTCATCGTCTTTTTGCTCCCAGCGTAGTAGGACGCTTGGCCTTAAAATTGGGGGAGGTCATCTGCGGACCTCTCGCAACTTACGCATCTTTTCCTCGGTGCGCCTATGATTCTGGTAAATGCTTTCTATTCGCCGCGTAACATCGACTAGCGCATCCATTAGCTCTTCGCGGGTCATGTCGCAGACACGCTTGTCGCGGTAGTACGTGTTCTCAGGAGTGTGTTCCACCATCACTCGCACCATTCCTTCGTGTCAACGCGACGCCAGCCCCATAAGCCGTCAGGACGCTGGAGGTATTCATACACGATGCCGTTGCAGCTGACATAGGCGAATGTTTCGGGCGCTATCTGAGCGAACTTCTCTGGCGCGATTTGCTCATCAAACAGACAGCCCATCACGCCGCGCCCGTCTCGTACACGAGTTCGGTGACGTTGGCATTGCCGGAGCCGTCGCCAGCCCAAATGCCGGTGATTGCGCCGTTGAAGCCCAGCGGGATTTCAAACTCGGCATCCTGCGCAAGCATGACGCTGTAATTGCCAGACGTGACCGTGCCGC